CGTCAACGACGGAAGCACTTTGAGATTCGGTGTAAATAACAATGGAACAATTGATCTAGGTGGAATTGATGGTTACTTCGGTGCTACTGGTGCTAGAAGATGGGAATATGTCTCAACAGTTTCTGGTGATGCTGGTGTAGTTGCATCTAACATCAATCTCTTTGTTAAGGCATCTTCCAACCTCGTTCTTAAGTTACCTACTAATGCGGTAACTGGTGATATGATCAGAGTTGTTGATATTGGTGGCGCTCTAACGTATAATGTTAGAATGATTTTCAGAGCACCTGATGGTATCCCTATCGCTGGTGATTCTACCAATACCTCCAATGCAATTGCTGGTGTAAACCTCTCTGGTTATGATGGTGGTGAATTGATTGTTACTACACCAAATGCTGCATTTGGTCTTGTATATGCTGGAGCAACACTCAACGGTGGGCAACCATCTGGCATCCCAAGCAACCTACAAGGTTGGTGGTTAATGGAAATCTAATTCCATATATTCTGAAAAAATTTTTCCACGGAAAATAGACGAAAAAAGATGGCAACTTACGGACTACTAAAAACGATGAAAGCCGCCGCCATGGGCACTATCATGCCATGGGGCGGCGACTTGACTGCTATTCCTGCAGGATGGTTGATTTGTAATGGTCAGAGATTAGAAGCGGGTGATTATCCACTTCTTACTCAGATGATTGGTGGAAATTATGGTGATGATGGACTTACGGGAACATTTCCAAATTATGGTGGTGGTATTTTCTTGCCTAATATCAATCAACGTGCTCTGATAGATATCGAAGCATCATATTTTGATAATAGTAATGATACTGATACTACCGAGGCACTTGCTGCTTTGGTTGAGACTGGTGGAACACAAAGTCTAATTGGCGAAAATTTTGATAATGGTACAGATGATGCACCTAGTGTTTATACAGATATTGAATTTGACTATACGCCAGAAAACGATTTTAGTGGAAAGTTAACTGGTGCTGCATTAAATGATACATTTGGTGCCAAGACCGTATATGTTTCATCTAGAAAGTTAGGAAGAAGACATACAGGAATTCATAGTCACACTACAACATTTGATACCATTTATCAAGGTGGTAGTAGTGGAACAAAACCTGGAGCAGGTGTTTCTACTTGGGGTGAAATTAATTACCGTGTTTCTCGTGCTGACTTTGACGAACTTGATTATGGTAAAGTTCAAGCACAGTTAGAAATTCAGTATACTAACCAGCAAGGATTTGGTGGCGGACAACCTGGAGTTTTTATTTGCAATGTTGGCGGTGAAAACCCAACATTTAACCTAAAAGCAAACCAAGTTCAAGGTTCTCCTATTGCTAATTGGTTTGGGGATCAAAGTTTTATGATTACCAATAATTCCGTTCCAGGGTTTTCAATGGATGAGCAATTTTCTAATGGAGATACTCTGTTGTATATGTCAGGTGGTGGTACTTCAGAAATCCCACAGCGAAATTGGGATCCTGGTGGTTCTAATAGTGGAGATTCTGTTGATTTTACTAAAACTTTATTTAATAGAGATGCAATTGATTTTAACCAAACCGTAGATGTTCCTGGGCAAGATCTTGTTATTCAATCTCACTCACATGAACCATTTGAAGTTTTCTTTGATATTGCAAATCTTAGATTACCAAATACAGTAAATGTTAATGTAATTTCAAATGTTGTCCCAGACAATATTTCTGATGCATTTAATATTAATGTTGCCCCAGCAACACCAGCACTAATCTGTTTGTACATTATCAGAGCATACTAATGGCAAATTACGCAAGAGAAAGAGGAAAATACGGCGGAATTGTAGGAAGTATTCAAGTCTTTACTACAACGTTGCCATTAGCAAACGACCCTAGCGACTCTAATTGGAAATCAAAAATTCCTGCAGGTTTTTTGCGATGTGATGGATCAGTTCTGGCAGCATCTTTATATCCAGAACTTGCTGCTCTTCTTGGAACTGGTGATGCGTCTAAATTTAAAAAACCAGAGCAATCATTAACAGAAGAGCAATTCCAGTTACCTGATCTTGGATCTAAGTATTTAAAACCTGGACTAGCAACTGGTACATATACGGACCTAACTTTGCTTCAAACAGCAACAGAAAATTTTGCTGGTAAATCTAGAGTTGGTGCTGAAGTTATCGTTACTTCAAACATTGGAAGTTCTGATACTATTAGTTACACTGGAAACTTTACAGTTACTGGACAAAATAATATTGATTTGTTAGGTAACTCGAAATTTACACCACCAGAGGATAAGTTAACGTCACAAACTATTCTTGATCAGCAGTCATTCCAAGCACATGGTCATGCTGCAAACCAAAAAGTTTTGAACTATACAGGAAACTTTAAAGTTGGTGCAGACGGTAAAGGTGATGGTACTTTGAATGTATTTGCTGGACATTCTTTTGAAACTTCGGGAAATCCTACAAATACTGCTACTTCTACACATGCACATAAAGTAGATTGGCCTATTTCTACAGATTATAGTAATAACTTTGCTTTTTCTTTTCCAACATTTAACGTACCAGCAGATAATATACAGACTACTATTAATGTAGCAACAAAGACAGTAACAGAACTACCAGAAAGTATTCAACCTTTTATTTTGGTTGAGTATATTATCAAATTCTAAAATGGCAGAATTAATTTATACACTAATACCTGGATCCACTGGTTTTGATTTTACAGGAGTTAATGATTACCTGGATGGATGTGCCATTTATAATAATTGTTATGGTGTCTCTGGTGCTTGCGGAACAGGTGAATTGGGTGGATTTTCTACTAATACTGGTGGAAAATGTTTAAGTTTTGGTACATTTAATAGTTCGTTTTACGTTGTTAACCGCACAGCGCAGTGGATCATGAATACTACCTCTATGGAGTATATGATCATTGATGTCATTGTTGGTGATGACTCTAATGGCGGAGAACGACCTAATAATTTTGGAGAGTCATTATATATCAAGTGCTCTAGTGGAGGTAGTACAGCAGCAAACTTAGTTGCATATTCTGGTAAGGATGGTGGATATACATTCCCAGCTGTTCAGGGTGGTGGAACTTGGTTTACTACAACTGTGCAAATTCCCGCTACAAATCGTGGATTATTTATTTGGCAGATGTATGCATATAGTGTTCAGCAACCAGAATTTGATGGTAGTGGTGGTGTATATGCTAATAATGTAAATGCTGGAGACAGATATGGCATTTCGCGAATAAGAATTTACGGTGAAGTTCCTACTCATATTCAATACTTTAGAGGAAATGATGAGTCGGAAGATTGTGATATTTTCCCTGGAGATCCAGTAACTTTTTCTTGGAGCACTGCGTTAGGCAACTTTGCAGGTGCTACGAGTGGAGAAATTGTTACTATGCCAGGTAATGGAGCATTCTATACTATTCCTGCTGCTGATTTATTGAATGGTACTTACACATTAAATCCTGGTCCAACATCTGAGCAAATATATCGATTAAAAGTTCAAGGAAATTCTGGAGAGTTGACACGAGACTTAACGGTCAAAATGTTGTCTCCTGATAGTGATCCAGACACCTTTGCATTTGATAGTGTCTCTAATGCCGAACTCTCTACTTCATATAGTAGTAATACTATAACTATTAGTGGTCTTGAGACATCTGTGATTCTTACTGCTACAAATGGTGCTGAAACATCAGTGAATGGAGGAGTTTTTAACACATCAAGTAAAACTGTTAGTAATAACAGCACTGTACAAGTGAGGATGACATCCTCAGCAAATTTTGCGACAAAGAAAACAACTTCTGTTAGTGTTGGTAGTGCTTCTACTTCTTGGAGTATTACTACAAAATCTGAACCAGCACAAATTCCAAACATATTTTCATTTAATGATGTAACTGATGCTCCTGTAAATGTTATCGTAACTAGTAATGAAGTAACTATTACTGGCATTACGCAACCAGTAACAGTTTCATCGCCATCTAATGTTATATCGGGATTTGAGAGTCAAGTAAATGGTGGTGCATGGAGTGCTGATGTTAAAACAATTGAAAATGGTGGTAAGTTGCGATTACGTTTGAATACTACTTCAATTGCACTTGGAGACACTCAAACTACCAGCGTGGTAGTAGGTGGCGGTGCATCTGTTTCTTGGAGTGTAACTAATCAAACAACTGCTGATAGTAGTCCTAATTACTTTGAATTTAATGATGCACTAGATCAAGCTGCTTCTACACCAATTAACAGTAATTCTGTTACAATTACAGGTATTAACGTAAATACCACAGTTACTGCTACCAATGGCGCATTGATATCTATTGCAGGGGGTGCATACAATAGCAGTCCTCAAACTATAACAAACGGTCAATCTTTATCTGTTCGTTTAACATCTAGTCCTGATCCTGGTGGTGAAGTAGAAACTGATGTTACTGTGGGTAACTTACCATTAGAAAAATTAACAACAACATGGAAAGTTGTTACTACAACTTCTGGTGACACTACACCAGATGCTTTCTATTTTATTGATAAAGATGATCAAGTCCCTAATACATATGTTGAGAGTAACACTGTTTTAATTCAAGGTATCACATCACCATCTTCATTCACAGTTACTAATGGTCAAGCATCTATTAATGGAGGTGCTTGGGCATTTACAGGTAATGTAAGTAATGGAGATGTGGTAAAACTGAGAATGCTTACTCCATCTACTGTAGGCACAGATAAAAGCGTTAGTATCACAATAGGATAATGCCAGAAAACGTTAGTATTACATGGTCAACATCACAGTCTGGCGTTAGTAGCGGCGGATGGGTCACTTCGGATAATGGAAATGGACCAGGAACTAGAATTAGGTTTAACTTGGAAAGATCAGGTAACTGTGGTGGGTCTAACAATAGCACTCAATCTGGCACAGCAACAGCGACTATTATTCCTGGACCTAATTATGAAATGTCAGTTGCACTTGCTGGAAGAGGTGAGGCACAAGATCCTGGATATGAAGCAATTACATTGTCTGTTGCTGGTCCAGAAATTTCTGGAGTAATTTATACTGCAGCAGCAGCAGGTGGTGGACTAGGATGTGGAACTGCTCCTGTGAATATTACACAGAATCAACCTGGACCATTTTATCTTCCTGCAGGAACTACTAATACATTAACAGCAAGTTTTACAACACGAGACAGTTTATATCATGATGAGACTTGCTTTTATCAAATTGACTTGTCTTTTGAAGCAGTAGATCCTCCATCAAATATTCAATTTTTTAGAGCAAATGATCAATCACCAGATACAACTATTACTAGAGGTGATCCAGTTGTTTTAACATACAATACTCTATGGAATGGTCAGACATCAGCATTTACATGTTCTATTGATCAGGGAATTGGAGATGTAACTTTAATTCCTGGATGTACGCTAGATTCAGGAACAATCAATCTTGTTCCACCACCAGAAGTTGACACCACGTATACTTTGTCAATGACAGGATCAACAGGTGCTTTAAGTTCAACTGTAGAAGTTCTCGTTATTCCTCCTGACAATGAAGCAGACCCTTTTACTTTTGAAAGCGTTTCAAATGCCGAATTGTTACAATCTTATGATTCAAATGTGGTTACAATCACTGGATTGGAGGTGTGCCAAGAGGCATTTGCATCAAATGGTGCTGAAATGTCTGTAAATGGCGGTGCATTTTCTACTGCAACACAAACAGTGTGTTCTGGAGATACTGTGCAGTTGAGGATGACATCTTCTCCTAATTATGTAACTAAGAAAACATCAACTTTAACTATTGGTATTACTACTGGTAATTGGAATGTTACGACAAAAAGTTTAGGTAATAATGTTCCAAACGATTTTTCTTTTATTGATGTAGTTGATGCGCCAATTTTATCTTACGTTGAAAGCAACGTTGTAACTATTACTGGTATTACGGGAGATACAACTGTAAGTTCTCCTAGCAATAATGATTTTGAATGTAGAGTAAATGGTGGCGCATGGACTAATTTACCACAAACAATGACAAATGGACAAACTATACAGTTGCGAGTGTTTACCAGTGATGCTCTCGGTGAATTAAAAAGCACACAAATAACTGTTGGTGATGGTGCTGCTAGAACTTGGAATGTCACTAATGTTGCTATAGCTGATGATAGCCCAGACTTCTTTGATTTCTTTGACAAAATCAATCAACAACCCAGCGTACCAGTTGATAGTGAATATGTAACTATTACTGGTATTAATGTACCAACAAATATCGCATGTGATAATCCAAATGCTGACATTATTGTGTATAATCCAGTTAACGGTAATACTACATTATATGGACCTGCAACCACAATTGTTAATAATCAGCAAGTAAAAATTAGGTTGACATCTAGTCCTGACCCTGGTGGTGAGGTAAATACTAATGTAACCATTGGAAATTCTCCACTTACACAACTTACTGATATCTGGAGAGTGTTTACCACAACTGATGGTGATTTGATACCAGATGCATTTTATTTTGTTGATAAAGATGATCAACCACCCAATACTTTAATCGTCAGTAATACTGTTCTTATTACTGGTATTACTGGCGCAGCACCAATGAACATCACAAATGGTGAATTTAGATTAAATGGTGGTAATTGGGTATCAACTGGCGTTTTAAACAATGGTGATACGTTACAACTTAGAATCTTGACTGCGCCTACATTATCAACAGCAAAGACCATGAGTATTACGATAGGATAATGGCGACTCAAACAACATACGAATTCACTACAGCAGGAACTCATACATTTGACTTTCCATCAAATGCTTCAAACGTAAGTTTTATACTTCGTGGTGCAAAAGGTGGCAATGCCCTCGGTGCTACAGATATAAGAGGAGTATTAACTCCATCTCCAGCACAAACTGCACCTCAGGGGCAATACATGACTGGAAGTTTAGATCCTGCGGTTGTTGGTGGTCAAACTATTACTGTTTATCTTGGTGATAATGGAAATGTTGCAAGTAATAATTTTGGATTTGATGGTGGCGCTGCTGGTGGTTCTGGTTATTATTCTGGTGGATCTGGTGGATCATCAGGTGGTGGAGAGACTTGGGTAACTGATGGTGGTGGTTCTGGCGGTGGTGGAGCATCTGTTCTGGTTGCTGTTGGTCTTGGTTCTGTTCTTGCTGTTGCTGGTGGTAGTGGAGGATGTGGTGGTGCTGCGGTTGATTATGGTGGACAAGTTCCCGCATACAATACCAATCTTACTACCAACATTACTGGTGCTGGAAATGGTAACAATGGTGGTAGTGGTATTCAGTCTAATGGAGGATCTGGTGGAGGCGGTGGTGGAGTACCTGCAGGCGCAGGTGGTGGTGCTTCATCTTCAGGTAACCATAATCCTGGTAAAGCAGGATCTGGTGGGGGAGGATATTACAATAATCTAGCAGTTCCTACATGTGCTATTACTGCTGAAGCATTTATCCCTAATAATTTAAATGATGGTTATTTTTACATTACATATGAATCAGGTGATCCACCAAACGTACAATTCAGTTCTAATCCTGCAGTAGTTGTAACTGGTGGGAGCACAACATTATCATGGGAAGTAACTGCTGGTGATGTTTCAGATAATCCAACTAGTATAACGTTGAATGGTGTTGCAGTTGCTGCTACCGATACTCTGGTAGTTTCTCCTACAGTTTCTACTGATTATACAATATCTGCTACTGGTGCTGGAGGCACAACTACGGACACTATTAGAGTGATTGTTATTGCTTCTGATAATGGAACTGGAGCAGGATTTACAACTGTATATGGAACTGGAGAAACTAGTGATGCTGTACCCCCAAATGTAACTGGATATTTAACTATTGCTGCTGCTCGTGGGGGATCTGGTGGATCTGATGGTAATGGTCCTGGATGTAGTGGCAATGGTGGTAGAGTTGGGGTTTTTGAACTTTTACCGACTCCTGAGGGTAGACAATTAACTTTTTATGTTGGTACAGTAGGAAATAATGGTGCTTCTGGAAAACCTAGAAATAAACCAGGAGGCACTGGTGGAATTTCTGTTGCTGGTAATGGTGGCAATGGTGGAAGAGATAGTTCAAGTAGCGGATGGTCTGGATCAGGTGGTGGTGGTGGTGGTGCTTCTGGTGTATTTGATATAGGACTCAATCAGTGGATTTGTAACGTCGGCGGCGGAGGCGGCGGTGGTGGAGGTTCTTTAAACCAAGGTTGCAGTAATCAACCATCTTCTTCTGGTGGTAGTATCAGTGCTGGTAGTGTTGGTGCTGCAAATGGAAATGGTGGAGGCGACGCTCCAGGCGACGGTGGCGGCGGTGGCGGTGGTGGCGGTGGTAGTTTCGCAGGTAGCGGCGGCGGCAGTGGACAAGATAATAGTTCTGCTGGATCTTCTGGCGGTGGTGGAGGATCTAATTATAACAATACTATTCTTAGTTTAGATTCTCAATCTACTAACAATAATAATGGTTATGCAATTTTAAGTTTTACAATTCCTCCTACCATTGCTTACTTTAGAGCAAATGATGATTCCCCAGAGACAGACATTCTGCAAGGAGAAGCTGTAGTTTTATCATGGAGTACATTATTCAATGGGCAAGAAACTGCTACAGCAGCAGAAATTGATAATGGAGTTGGTGTTGTTCCTGTAGGACAACAGTTCACATCTATCGTCAGTCCTGCAGAAACAACTACATACACTTTAACAGCATCTGGTGGTGGTGTTTTTGCTCAGCAAACTGTCACGGTAAACGTCACTGGACCAGATGATGTTTCAGATACATTTTCATTTTCTAGCATTCAAAATGCAGAATTGATTACAATGTATGAGACAGAAATTGTTACTATTAGTGGACTTGGTGTAGGCGTAAATGCTTTTGTTACTAATGGTGCTGAGTTGTCTGTAAATGGTGGTGCTTATTCAAGTGCTACGCAAACTGTTAACAATGGTGATACTATACAAGTTAGGATGGAATCCTCGTCATTGTATAGCACTGAAAAAGAATCATCAATCTCTGTTGGTGTTACAAATACAACTTGGAGTGTATTTACAAAACAAGAACCAGCAAACGTACCAAATGCTTTTTCATTCAATGATGTAGATGATGCCCCACTTAGTACATATATTTCTAGTAATGTAGTTACAATCAGTGGACTTAATGTTATAGGTACAGTTAGTACCCCATTAAGTGGTGCTGAATCTTCCGTGAATGGTGGACCTTTTAGCACTGCGGTAAAGTTAATTAATAATGGAGAAACTTTAGCATTACGAGTTTTGACTAGCGGTGCATTGGGTGATTCTGTACAAACTGGTGTATCTGTTGGTAGTGGACCAGTTGTTACATGGAATGTGACTAATGTTACTACTGCTGATGATAACCCAGACTTCTTTGATTTTACTGATAAGTTAAATATGACGGCAAATACTTATGTTACTAGTGATATCTTAACAATTACTGGATTAAATGTTCCTACTGCTGTCACTGTAACTAATGGAGATTTCCGAATCAATGGTGGATCATGGGTAACCAGTGGAAATATCAATGTTAATGACACTCTGCAATTACGTTTGTTGTCTAGCACAGAACCTGGAGGTGAAGTAGAAACTACTGTTACTATTGGAAATCTTCCGCTCAATCAATTATCAGATGATTGGAAAGTAGTTACTACAACTGCTGGTGATATTGACCCAGATGCATTCAGTTTTATTAATCAAGATAATCAACCACCAAACACTCTTGTGAATAGTAATGTGGTTCAAATATTTGGTATCACATCTCCATCTCCAATTTCTATTAATGGCGGTGAAATGCAAATTAATGGTGGACCGTGGGTTACATCGGGTTCAATAAATAATGGTGAGACACTGCGACTTAGAATAACAACTAGCGCATCTCTTGGCACTCCTGTTTCTATTTCAATAACAGTCGGATAACATGGCATATAATACTTCTTGGACAGTCACTACGTATGATAGTGCTGATAATATCCAACCTGGACATTGGTACAGTGTTAGGAATAAGAAAGAAGATGGTATGGCTCTAGGAACTGTCATGACTATCTTTAGAGACAAGCAGGGAAATTGGGGTGACCTTAGTGGTTCGTTAGCATCTAGATTCCCTGGTTGGATTGTCTGTGAAGGTGATACTTTACAAGCGGCAGACTATCCAGATCTGTGGGATGTTATTGGTAACACTTATGGTGGCAACGGCGCTAAAACTGTCAATGGAAATACCAAAACATATTCGGGATCTTTTAAACTTCCTGACTATAAGAATAGAAGATTACATGGCACTGGAAATGTAGATGGTAATAGAGGATCATCACCAACACTCGTAACATATAATGCACCAGACTTAAGTTCCTCTGGTTCTGGTGATGCATTTACTGCTGGTTCTGGTGGAGGAAACTGGTATATTGATAAAATTGATGCTCAAGGAGATCCACCAGATGAGCAAGTATATACTGGAACTGGTCAAAGTGATAGTAAATTCTTTAAACTTGGTACTCTCGTAACTACTGGAGCAGAAGGAATTACTGGAGAAATTAATTATAATATTGTTGGAAATATTCAAGCAACGATTGGACCAGTAAAAGATATTATTGTAAATGTTCCACAACATGATCATGTAATTATTAGTGGACAGGCAGATCAGGTGCCCGTTGGTTGGGTTCCTTGGGGTTCTCCTCCTACTGGTGGTGGATTCTATGGTATTAGTTCGGGGGAAATCAGGGACTCAACTTATCCTCAGATTGGTTATAATAGTGTTGTTGCTCCTGGTGGAGAGTTCAATGCATCTTTCAATAACTATTGGCCAGGGGATGTACAAAATAATATCCCTGGTCTTCCTGTAGGTAACAAATATAGTGCTGGTGTTTTGTGTAACAATGTAGATGCAAACGTTAGTGTGTATAACCCAGGCACACTATTATCTCACTCACATTACATTCAAGAAGGATCTGACTTTGGTGATGGTGCAAACGTATATGGATGGGGAAATAATACTGGTGCAGGGACTGCAGCAGGTGGTCTTGCTACAAATACAACAACAAATATTAATTTCTCTCAAACCGAACTCGCACTAGCAGCAAATGAAGCAACATTTGCTTTAAACTTATCAAAACAAGTCATTCCAACACCATCTTTAATCCCACAAGACAACGTTTCCCTATTGACTAAATACTATCGAGTCAAGTATATTATTAAAGCATACTGAGGTAGATTATGGCGGTGCAACCTATTCGTCCCATCGAATTGATGGAGGACGAGAACATCACGCAATCAGAATTTCATGAGTTTATTGGAATCTGGAAAAATTTTATGCCAAAAGTGCGTTGTGATAAATTTATTGAACACTTTGAAAAAATTAGATCTACTAGTTCTGTTCTTGAAAGTCCTGATCCAAAGGAACAAGAACTCATGGACGGGACAACCCAATTTAAACAAGGAAGTCTCGGTAGAAGGGATGAATCTTTGTTGTTGAATTACTCTGATGCATCATTGAATTATGAGGCAAACCAGTATTTGACTGCATGTGTACAGCACTACATTAAAAAATATGATCAATTGAAGAGTGGTAGGTTTGTCTCTGAAGATTGTAAGATGCAAAAAACACCACCTGGCGGTGGTTATCACATGTGGCATTATGAAAATTCTGGGTTTGGACACCACGCTAGAGAACTTGTTTGGGCAATCTATCTAAATGATATGCCTGAGGGTGAAGCAGAAACTGAGTTTTTGTATCAGCGTAGAAGAATTCGACCCACTGCAGGCACTGTTTGTGTTTGGCCTGCATCTATGACTCACGTTCATAAAGGCAACACAGTCTTTACTCAAGATAAATACATTTTGACTGGCTGGTATATCAGGGTTCCATAATGGCAGAATATTTCTATCAACAACCAACCGAGGATGAGGTAAGAGAATTTTGGTCTAATACTGTTAGACCAAAAGAATCTGTTATGGAGTTAAATTTTGCCGAAAAAGCTGTCACTCTTGGTGGTGTTGCTCTTGGTGGACAAACAACTTTTGTTGATGAAAAAGCATGGGAAGATGTTGTGCTACCTGCAATCTCTTCAGAGTGGCATGACCCAGGTAAAGATGAAATCGAACATTTACTTCTCTACAACAATGACAAGTATTTGTGTCAACGAAAGAAAATCAAATATGATTTTGCAACAGAATCAACATATTGGGTAACATATAATTATACTGATGGTGACGTTACAGATGTAAAAAGAATTTATGACGTTATCAATGCAGTTGTAGTTGTACAAAAGGAAGTAAAAGAATACGAAGTTCTTGAGAAAGCAAGAGAGTTGAATTTAGAGCAACTTGATTATTATTATGATCACAAGTGGTTCAAGAAAATGGATGAAATCCAAAAAATGTTATTGTATTCTGATTTCAGAGTTCTTCCTGATACACCAGTAAAGTATGATGGAGAGAAAGAGGACTGGGCAACTTGGAGACAGAGACTTAGAGACTTGCTCCCAGGCAATCCTAGAGAAGAATTTGCTGATAACTTTGAAATGTTTAAGTTCATTCAAACATTAAAGTATCCTATTGATCCTAGGAAATATCTTGCCATATACCCTAATCGTGATGTAGAATATCTGTCTACAGACGATCAATTCCAAAAATATGATTTTGAAGCATCTGTAGATTTCGTATCAAAAACGCAACTCAATCTCATTAACTATCTTGAGACATATGATGCTAACTTCAGACCTATTGACAGAAAGATTTTAGATCTTGCAAGAGAACTGAAGTTGGATGAAGTCTTTGATAGGTTTAACTTCGCTAAATTTATGCCTACCGATTAATATGATCCATACTTTTAATATGTTGCCCCAAGGGGTTGTGAACAACATTAATGATTTTTATGAGTTCTGTGAATTCACTGATGGTTCCTGGTCTGGATCTAACGATAAGAAAGTAAAGCATAATCAGCAGATCTTAGATGAAGTGCATTATTCATCAATGGTAAAGTTGATGGATCAGCATATTGCTGGTGATAAAAGATTAAACTATATTTTCTTGCCTAAAGGTCATACTCATCCAAACTTCCTCAAATATAGTGAGGGGATGCATTATAGTTGGCACTATGATAATTTCATTTTAGATCAAATGAGGACAGATTACAGTGTAACTGTATTCTTGAATGATCCTGGTGACTATGAAGGTGGAGAACTAGAGATTAAGGTTGGTGATAGTTCACAGGAGTTTAAATTAAATGCTGGTGATGCAGTAATTTACCATACAGGATTGCATCATAGAGTTAAACCTGTGACATCTGGCGAGCGTCGTGTTATTACATGGTGGATGAATTCTATGATTGATAATGCTAGTGCTCGTGAAGATATATTAGAACTTTCAAAAGTTCTTTTGGAAGTTGGTGATCACCCAATGCGTGGTAGACTAGAGACTATTAGATGTAATTTGATTAGGAACAATGCCACAATATAGTCCTGATGATGTATTAGAGTATAAAAACTTTTTTAGTGACATAGACCACGAGGCAATCCAAAGAGAACTCAACAATGGGTTGTGGGCATGGGGACACAAGAGTGATATGTCCAAGGCAAATCAAATTCCTATGTGGTTGATGTCGCTAAGTAAGTACAAGTTCTTTAATGAGTATCTCCTAAATAAGATTGAGTCAAAAACTGGACTCAAATTTAACTTTGAGCGTGTATACGCTAACGGTCACACATTTGGGATGAAGGGTTATCCCCATCAAGATTCTCAGAATCATCGTGGTCGGACATTATTATATTATCCTATGAGTCAGTGGAATGTAGAATGGGGAGGCAAAACTTGTTTTAAGTTTCCTACTGACGATGGTGTTAAACACCACTTTGTTATACCAGAACCCAATAAGGCAATTATATTCCCTGGAATTGTTCCTCACTGGGCAGAAGAAACATCTAGAATTTTCACTGGTTTACGTATCTCTGTTGCTTGGAAACTCGAACTAAAATGAACGATCATCAGGTATTTGAATATCAAACTATTGTAGAGAATTACATTGCTTCCCGAGAGAAAGCAACTCTTGTGCTGCGTAATGTAGGACCAAGAGCAATTAGTGATGAAGTAAAGAGAGATCAGGTATATGATACTTACAAGATGATTCTTGATCATGATGTATTTACTGGTCTACTAAGTCATGAGATTATTTTTGTAGAATTTGATTCTATTGAGAAAGCAGAAGACTACGCTGGTAATTTCCCAAAGAATTCTAGTGATGGAGACCCAGATTTTTATGTTTTAGCAGAAGTCTATGGTCCAAATGGTGCTATCGAATATCACAATAAGTAATCATGTCATACGAAAATCATTACATTGGTGCTGAAGAGCATGTCATTGGAAGTGGCATGATTAACTATCATAGGTATCTTCCCTATGATTGTATTAAACCAGAGTTGTTGGTAACTGAAGCATCATACAAAATCAATGATATCTATGAGTTTTGCAAGACTCGTGCTAAAATTGGATATCTTCCTGAATCTATCTTAAAATCTTCGACTGGTTTGTGGATTACTTCTATCGACAATACATTTGCAGAAGATTTGTCATATCATGTCTATCATTCTCTTGATTATGGTAATTTAAGAGGCGATAAGTTTGAGGAATTGTATGGTGCTCTGGGTACACAAGAACCTGCTAAGATGACAGAACTTAGGCAGAGTGATCTTGATTTTGGGTTAGAAGGAGTGTCAGTTGACACTAGTGGTGATGTTGTTAAGTATGTCACACTCTTTCGTCCTAATTCAAATGTTCTTGATTACTTTGATCTTCCCGAAATTGATAAGGTAAAGGAATTTGTTGCGGTAAGTTTTGCTGAGTTTGAAGAAGGCAAGGTAGACGCTACAACATCTTTTAAGTCGCCTATTCGCATTCAGTTTGATGCAGTAAATGACACTACATCAATCGAATTAGTCAGTCCGTTCTTCATATCAGAGTTTTATGCTGCTGGTGGATCAACAGAAACATTCTTAAACAGAAAAAATCTCTACTTCCAGAGAATGCAAGATACTGGACTTTTGACCTCAGACGAGGTAGAATATTGTAGAACTCATAGTCCTTCACATCAACAGTTTTCTGTAAAACTTAAGTGGAGAGATGGTGAGTTAGTAGATAAAAAACTCTACACATTTGTTGTTCTAGATTTTGAGAGAGTGGAATGATACTTGGTGACTTTGTACATGAATATAAACTTGACAACTACGAACAACTTAATGATTCAGTCATCGAATATCTCTACAAACTAAGAGATGGTGAGGAGAAATCTGATCGCTTATCAAATATAAGAGGATGGCAAAAGAATCACCTTGAGAAATACCCAGAACTATCTGAATTTAGTTCTGCTATCTTTAATGAGTTTCATGATTTTGTGGTTAACCATTTAAATCCACTGAAAAAGTTATCAATATATCTTGGTAACATGTTTGCTAATGTTAATCCACCTGGAGCATATCATCTACCTCATGTACATGATTGTCATTGGACTGGTGTATATTATTTGCAGGCAGATGAGGACTCTGGATCTCTGTGTATTCAAAAACCACACCAAGGTCCATCACAAGCAGAGCAAACAAAGTTCTTTGCTAATGTTAGATTAGAGCATAAGTTTGTTCCTGTACCAGGAACAGGTTATTTCTTTCCATCGCATCTTGTACATTATGTCGAAGAGAATTTATCACCACGAGATAGAATCTCTGTAGCATATAATATTACAATCACAGAACAAAATGATATGTAAAATTCTTGACAATCAATTTGATAAACTATATCTACATCAAATAGCAGGACACATTAGTGAAATTCCACTTTCATATAATAACGTTGCTAATAGAACTACATGGCCATATGAGTTTGAAGGAACACACAAACTCTTAGGATGTAAACTGTTTCAACGTGGCAATGGTGTCAATAGAGTCAATACATGCCATGATAAAGTAGAACCATTCTTTGACATTCTTGAGCGTCTAGAAGAAGTGCTGAGTGCATATTTTTTATGCAATCAGATTGGTTTGAATGTACAGTATCAAGGATTTGATGGTACAACTCACACAGATAGTGGAGATCCAAATGATATTACACTTTTGATGATGACTAATCCAGAGTGGGACAGTTCATGGGGTGGACAATTCCAACTGACAGACAAAAATGGTGAGCATGTTGTTGAAGAGCATGAATATGTGCCAGGTAGAGTTATTGTTCTACCATCGAAACATCCACATAGAGGGTTAGCACCTACCGTACCACATGTTTATCGCACGTCAATAGTCTGGCGAGTCACACCATTAGACTACTACCTGAGAAAGAATTTTCCTTCTAGGTCTTGACATGAGATGATAGTGTGGTAGGATAGCAGAAGCGAGCATACCACTATTGAAAGTTCCCACGCAACCAGAGTTGACGCACTTGCAGCTTCAAGCAATGTTACGCGATCACAATATTCCAGAAAGCGAAATAAAGTATCTGGGAGATAGAGAATATACTACTGAGTATCAGGCACATCCAGAATATCATGGGCAGATTATGCCATGGTATCTAATTGGTGGTGATCATGAGGTTCCTGTATGCGACATTGCATCAGTTGATCAAGTGGACGATAATGATTGTGTCCCTGAGAATGATGGTTGGGGTCTCCAATCATAAAGAAAGTGTAAGGATATACAGATATCCTGACAAAACCATCTAAAATACCTAAGACTACGCTAAACTAACATGGACTGGCAAGACCGCACTAAACATGAAAAACGTAAGGATGCATTCTACATCTTTTACGAGAGTGTATTGAAACCAGACCATGAACTACGCCAAGATGCTCATGAGCAGTGCTGTTATCATGAGTTGTTAGAATGGCGTGGTGAGATCATTGCCTACCTTGACCGCCGCCGTATTGAAGAGTTTAATTCATGACTATTGAAGGACGCCCAGAACTTAAAGGAACCGAAGATTTTTTGCAAAAGAGTTATGCAGGACAACGTAAAGATCGTATGCAAGATGCTATCGACGATTACCTCCAAGATGGTAAAGTATCAGCACGACAAACGTATGAAGAGATGCTATCTTGCATCGATGATGTAATTAAATACCACGAGCAATCATACTGCCGTGCTCGTAGTCTTCGTGATCTTATGATGGGACATCGTGAAGTTGACCTTGATGATCTTGCCAAGAAGTGGCAGTATGATAAATTACCTGAGCGTTTCTAATTACCATGACTGAAGAAGAACTGAAAGAGACTATCAAGAATCTCTTGGCAATGCAAACTAACAATGATTACAACTTCCAACTATTGGAGGCAAAGATTGATCTTTTAGAAAAAAGAATTAAAGATCTAGATGAGTTGCGTGAAGTGTTCAGACTTCCTCCACCTCAGAATCTAGACCGTGAACCATTTGAGTTTGTAAAAGACTGATGCAGTTTGAACTGCTCCAACCTGTGACATATGGTCACGTCACAGGTTATATTTCTTTCATTAGTGAATACTACATCACTATTTGTTTCAAAGACATCCCACTTCCTGAGTCTGAAAACTCACGGTGGGGTCGTCACTATGTTAATCTCGTTGTTTACCCTAAGTTTTATCATGAAGTACGCAGTTGTGTGGTTGAAGAACAAGAAGAAGGACACTGCCCGCCAAGAAGCGATCTTCTACAATTTGGAAGACGCCGCGCTATGGGAGCAGCACATCAATAAGACTCAACACTCTAAAACCAACATTGTCCCCATCTTTGGTGACAGTTGAACAAGTGTCACAGGGGGGCTTCCATGCCCCCCTTTTTCGTGTATTCTATAAGAGTCAAAGGAACACACCCCATGCAACTCACCACGAACGTCACCGTCGTTGACTTCTTCCCCGAGGCATACATTGCTGATGAAGGCGTCAAGCGTTTCCAGAAGCGTGTCACCTGGAAAGCAAATGGTCTCAAGTCCTACAGCACTGTTACCATGCTCACAGCTCGTAATGAGTGGGCATCACGCATTGCTAACGGTGCTGAAGTCACTGACTACCACACCGACAAAATGCCACGCTCTGAGTATATGCCAATGGCAGTGTGATGAGAGGCACCTGTGAGCGCCTCTAACGCCCTTATATCCTTTTCTACCTATGGAGACTGCTAACGTACCCCTGACGCCCTCTCAAATCCGTTTCCTGATGGATGTGATGATGGGATCACAACTCGGCATCACCAAACTCCATGCTATACAGCATGGCGTGAACGACAGTGCTGTCTACAACCACTTGGCAGACTGTCTACCTGACCCTCCTGACCCTACCGAGTGCTGGTAGAATTACAAAGTAATCAACACACACACCATGGACATCCGTAACGAGTTCGTTGAGATCATCAACCACCACTTTGGTGGCATCCGTGACGAGGTTAAGTTCGCTCTCAAATACAATGATGGTGTGTCGTTTGACACTGGTAAGTTTGGTGAGCGTGTAAACTTCATTCTTCACGGCACCAAAGGTGTACCATCCAATGGTGGTTGTGCTTTCGATGCTGCTAACTTCAGTGAGGCGAAGGGTTGCAACAAAGCACAGACATATGAGTGCCCTGACTGTGGCACCAAGAATAACTATTACTCTGACAAATGTGCTGAGTGTGGTAGTACAGAGCGTAAAGATCCTAATGACACTCGCTGGGGCATTGATGCTAAGGCACACTTCCTGTATGCCGATCAAATGCCATACTATTGCTTCACTATCATCACTCCTGTCAATCGTAGTGCAGAGAATCCGCAGTTCAACATCAAAGTATATCGTATTGACGCTAAAAACGAATTCTTTAATGACATGCTGCGCTACCAACTGAAGCATGGTAGTAAAGCACACAAGAACTTCATGCCTCTTGGTCGTGACTTTTACATGTCATCACCTGAGATGCTCGTTGAGTGTCTTGTGTCTGTCACTGATACTGTCAGTGTGCAATTCTATGAGTTTGACCCTCAGGGTCGCAAGATTGAGACCATGCCTATTGATCTCTTCACTAAAGCAGAACAAAAGCAACTGCAATCCTGTGCTGGTGCTTGTCTGATCAGTGAAGCAGTTGAGACTATTGGTGTCAAGCAATCGACACACGGCAAAGATCGTGGTACACTGAACCGTAACAAGAAGATCTGAATGAACTATAAAAATCAAGATTGTATTGAATATCTCAAGTCACTTGATGATCGCTCTGTGGATCTGATCGTCACAGATCCACCATACTATCGTGTTGTCAAGGATGATTGGGACAACCAGTGGTTCACTAGTGATGAATATTATGCATGGTGTGAACAATGGATCACTGAACTTGGTAGAGTAGCAAAGTGGTCTGCTAGTTTCTGGTTGTTTGGTTTCCCGCAGCAGTTGTGTCACCTGCTGCCTGTTATTCAACGTGCTGGGTTCACATTCCGTCAGCAGATCGTTGTAAACAAGGGTATGCAAGCAGTTGCTGGTAGAACTAGCAAGAAACTGAAGATGTTTCCTACTGCCACGGAAAGTATATTCTATTTTCACTATGAAGCACGGGATCATATCCGTGACATGTTGCAATTAGAGCGTAAGCGTCTTGGTTGGCGCGGAAATGATGTAAATGCACATCTTGGTAAAGCAGTGACTGGTGGTGGTGCGTTCGCTTGCATGGCATCAGAGAAGAAACCACGCGAGCATAGAGTATATCCTACTCGTGATGACTGGACTAAACTGCAAGAGGTAATGTCACTGCCTGAGTATGATGATCTCGTGTACACATTTAATCTACCCACTGGTCTCACTGATGTGTGGGATGACATCAACTTCTACGACCGTAAAGTAACAAAAATCCATTCGACGCAAAAACCAGTTGCATTGATGGAGCGTCTGGTCCTGGCGTCCTCCAATATAGGAAATAACGTTCTTGACATCTTCGGTGGGTCTGGTTCTACTGGTGTGGTGTGTAAGTTGCATGGTAGAGAGTTCTTAGGATGCGAAATTGACCCAGAATACTATGCACAGTCTCGTGAGCGCATCCTGGACACTGTGCCAGACATCAAACCGCCCACCATCTTCCCATTCTTCCCCTGATCCGTGTATTCTATAAAGGTAGTCAAGGGAGCACACCATGATCACTCAAACACAACACACTCGTTGGACAAATGTTTTCTAAAGTCACACGATACGGTCTCGCTGGTATTCTTACATGTCTTGCTCTCGGTAGTTATCTTAACTTTCTAGCAGAGCGTGACAGTAAG